CGTTCCCGGTGCTTACAAAATGGGAGAGGTTCGGATGGGAGATAAGCTGATTATGAGTTGCGACATCCAAGAGGCAGGGGGCTTCCACGCTTGGTGTGTAGTGAGGGCTTGGGATTTAGAGGGCAAACCAAGACTTGTGTGGGCGGGTAGGCTAGAAACTTGGGGAGACATAAAGGCAAAGCAAGATGAGTTTGGTGTTGAGGATAAGTGCGTCTTAATTGATTCGGGCGATCAAACCCGAGATGTATATTTGAATTGTTGCAAGAACGGCTGGGTTGCGTTGGTCGGCTCGGACAAGACCAGCTTCTCCGAGATCGTGAACGAGCAGAAGGTGCAAAGGCCATACGCTCGAATCGCAAATGGCGACCCCTTCTCTGGTAAGGCAGTTCAATCCAAGTCGGGGTGGAAGTGGAAGCTCTGCCCGATTTGGCGATGGTCGAACCCATCAATCAAAGACATCCTTTCCCAACTTCTCAAAGAGGAGGGCTTTATCGCCCTAGATACGCCCGATGTTTGGAAGGTGCATATTGAGGCAGAGGTGAAGGTAAGGGTGAAGAATCCGATGACTGGCAGGGAAAGACTTGTGTGGAAGCAAGTCGGGAAGCATAATCATTTAATGGACTGTGAATGTATGAACATCGTGGGGGCGGCACTCCACGGACGGCTCAAAGTTTCCCCCGCAAGTTTGACAGAGGAGGTTGAGAATGGCGAAGGGTGATTTCATTGGGCTACCCCTTGCCACCCTAACTTCTCTGCGTGATAAGTATGTGACTTGTCTTGAGGCGATTGCGGTGGCTGGGTCTAGCTATTCGATAGCGGGACGCTCTTTTTCTAGGGCGAATCTTGGGGAGGTTCGTGACACTATCGCAGAGCTAACCCTTGCCATTCAGTCTGTCAACGGCACTCGTATCCGCACGACCTACGCTAACTTCTCGTGAAAAAAGCCCAGTTAAACTTAATCGATAAAGCTGTTGCCTTTCTGAACCCGCAAGGGGCAGTTAATCGGATGATTGCACGGCAAAAGCTCGTCAACTTCTCTTACGATGCGGTCAAATATACAAGGGAACGCAAAGGCCCGAGTTCGCTTTCTGGTGCGGAAGATTATCGTTCTAATTACGACCGAGTAGAGTTAATGAAAAGGGCGAGGGACTTGGCAGAGAATGTTGGCCTTGTTCGCTCCATCCTTATGAAGTTTGCCAGTCATACAGCCGCAAACATCTCCTACCAAGCCCGAACAGAAAACCCAGAGGTCAATACAGAGGTTGAGGCATATTGGGCAGAGTGGTGGGACAAGTGCGATATCTCGACAAGGCACACCGGCTCGACTCTGATGCAAGTGGCGATGATGTCGATGCTCCGAGACGGAGATTTTTTGATAGTCCTCGTGAGAGACAAGGATGGCAACCTAAAGATTCAAGGCATCGAGGCAGATAGAGTGGGCGACCCATTCAAGGTTTATACAAGCCTAGATTTGATCGGTGGAATCCATATTGATCGGGATACTGGTGCGCCGAGTGCCTACGATATTTACAATAGAAGCATTGGCGATTTCTACACTTACCAAGCAACCATTCCCGCAAGCCAAGCCTTTCACCTATTTGACCCACTCCGCATCGACCAGTATCGGGGAGTAAGTGCTTTCCATACGGCCATAAATGATTGCACAGACATTTACGATATCGTGAACTTTGAGAAGATGTCAGCACGAGTCGCCTCTTCTCAATCCGCAGTTGTTCGCAGGAATAACAACAATGCCTCTGATCTCTCCACGCTCACAAACGATGAGAATGTTAATGGTGATACTATCAAGCTAGAAGCGATTGAGTCGGGCAAAATCTCCTACCTAGAACCGGGTGAGGATATCGTGTTTCCAGATGGCCCGAGCCGTCCCTCCGGTGCGTTTGCAGAGTTCCACAAGATTCTTTTAAGGAACATTTGCCTTGGGCTTGGCATCCCTTACAGCTTCGCCGTTGACCCATCCGCTATGTCTGGCCCGACTGCAAGACTTGAGATGCAACAAGCAGGGCGCACCTTCCGCAGATACCAGAAGCTCCTAGATGATAAAGTTCTTCGACCGATTAAGAACATCGTAATCGCCGATGGAGTAGCAAGGGGATTGATTGAGAACAATGTTGGAACAAGAACGACGAAGGGCATCTTTAACTTTGGGGCGAATGTATCTATTGATTTAGGCCGCGAATCTGCCTCCGCAATCTCCGAGTTCAAGACTGGCCTCAGAACTGCCGCCGACATCTACGCCGAGCGAGGCCAAGATTTTGAAAGTGCTATGCGACAAAGGGCTATTGAGGCCAAGCTGATTAAAGACTTGGCAGAGAAGTATGGCGTAGCCCCAGAGACGATTTCCGATATTGTTACCCCAACGCCCCCACAACCGCAACTACCTCCTGCCCCCGCACCCAAACCAGTAGCACCCATAGAGGATAAACCAGAGGAGGATAAGGATGAGGGGGGCGACCAGAAGCCAATTCCAGAAGACCCCATCGAACCATCCTCCGAAGAATTAGAAGTTAAAAAAAAAGATACTGAAGAGGCACTAGCAAAACTCGACCCAGCATCCATCAAGATGCTGATTGAGGGAATGATGGGCGGGATTGAGTTGGCGAAGTATGATGGGATTGATTTTACCCCACCAGAAGGAGCTAGGGAGGCCGCCAAAAGAGCCTTGGATGTGCGGGAGACGAAACCACCCAGCCAAAGAGGAATGACCCCAGTAGGCATCGCCAGAGCTAGGGATTTGATGAATGGGGTGAAGATGTCTCCCGATACAGTTCGCAGAATGAAAGCCTTTTTCGATAGGCACGAAGTGGACAAAAAGGGAGCGACCTTCGGGGAGCAAGGCAAGGGCTGGCAAGCGTGGAATGGATGGGGTGGGGATGCTGGCTATTCTTGGGCAAAGAAGATCGTGGGACAGATGGATGCGAGGGACAAGAAAACCGAGTTCGTTGCTGGCAGAGATTGTGGGCAAGATGATGGTGGTACTTTCGGGCCAGACAACAAGTGTGCAGAGGGTTACGGCAGACCGCCGCTCAAGGGAGGATATACACCAACTCGACCCGGTGGGAAATTCCCAAAGGATTACAAGAGGCCAACGGAACAAGGTAAAAGGGAAAAGCCAAAAAAACAAAAAGACACAACTCCACCGCCCCCACCACCCAAACCACCAGCACCACCAAAGCAAAAAGAAAAATCGCCAGAAGAAAAAAGACGAGACGAAATCACAAATACATTTAAGGATGCCGGAATTGAGGCAAACATTCCAGAGAATATAGATAGGGCGAATGATATTGAAAAGTCGTTCAAAAACCTAAAAGACAAGGGATACGACATACCACCACCAGAAAGAATCCTAACTGCTGATTTGGGTGAAAAATATGGCTCTGCATTTGCTGGCTCATTTGCAGTTGCTACGACTGGTCAAGACGGAAAGTCGGAAATGATTTTTGATGTTCAGTACAACAAGAGTGGAGATGGATTGGCAAACCAGCTAGATGACTTGGTAGAGGATAAATACTTTTCTTCAAAGGATATATTTGTTCACGAATACGCCCATAATGCACACGGGAAGGCCATAGGAATTGAACAATGGACTTCTCACATTAAGAATGGGTTTGGCTCTGGTCAAGGGGCAGATAAAGAAATTCTAACTGCTGGCAAGGTAAGCACCTATGCGGCAAAAGACCCGCTTGAATTTGTGGCAGAGGTTTTCTCTGGACACATAAATGGCGAGTCCTATGATAAAGATGTTTATGAATTATATAAGAAATATAAAGGGCCGAAATTACTATGATGTTTGCACCTAAAGATTTCACAATAGAAAAACATAAGGAGGCTATGTTGATCTACGGAAGGAACTTGTTGCAACCAAGCCCTAAAGAACTAGCCCGACCAGTCTCCCAAACCCCAGCCCCTCCCAAGGAACGAATCAAAGGCTCAAAGGAGAACCCCGAAGGCACGGCATCCACTAGGAGCAAAGCTGGTGACATAGAGATTTCAGAGCAGAACGAAGAAGCCCTCAAGAACAAGATTGCCGAGTTCAAGGACAAGCATCCCTCAAGGAAAGCCCCGACTCTTGGAGCATTAAAGAAAGTGTTTCGCAGGGGGGCGGGTGCGTTCTCGGCTAGCTTTAGGCCAACGATTACCGGGGGCAAGCCCAACTCTAGGAACGCTTGGGCGATGGCAAGGGTGAACAAGTTTCTCAAGATGGCGGGTGGGGGTGAAGTCAAGAAGTCATATCGAGCGGCAGATGGCGATCTTCTTTGACATAACCTCGATGCTTTATGCCCTTGCCCATTCCCTCCGCTGACGAATCAGAGCAAGACTTTGTTTCCCGCTTTATGGGAGACGAGCAAGCTGTAAGCGATTTTCCAGACGAAAGCCAGCGTTCAGCCGTAGCCTATTCGACATACCGAGACGAGGAGATGGATGAAATGGAACTAGGGGGAGTGAGCATTTTGGAGGTGGGAGAGGCTAAAGGACACGACCTTTTCGTGGATAAGACCAGCCTAGAGACTGCCCTCAAACTTATGGAGAGCGCCAAGAACGGAACGAAGGCAAAGATGAATCATGGCTCTGGATTGGAGGCGGTTGTCGGCTTTTTAAGGAATCCCCGCATCGAAGGGGAGAAGCTGGTGGCAGACCTTCGTCTCCTCCGCAACTCCCCCCACTACGGCCTAATCAAAGAGATGGCCTCTGAAGCCCCCGACCAGTTCGGCGTTTCCCTAGCCTTTGTGAATGAGTCCGAGACGATTGATGGCAAGGATTACATTCGCCCCCAGAGCATTGCCTCTGCCGATCTAGTTTCCTCCCCTGCGGCCACCAATGGCTTGTTTGAAGAAATGGTAAAGTTTATGGAAAAGCTGGGATATGTAAGCGGAGGAAAGACAATCCCAGCCGTAGTTAAACAATCCGTGGAGGAAGCTCCACTTGACAAAAAGGACAAAAC